AGCTGTAATCTGTGGTTTTCCACCATCTCGGCAATATCATCAAAATTATGTGTGCCTCCAGAGTATTCTAATGCCGCCTCAACGTGTTGGCGCAGCCTTTCCAAATGCTCTTGGTCGCTCATCTCTTCCCAGCTGGGACAGCCTCAAGTCTCATTGTGCCAATGCGCCAGTCGGCCAAAGTATTGCCAGTCACCTTCATATTGACCTGACGACCAGAAAACCTCACTGAAGTTGGGTTGGCTGCCGTATATGGGCCAAATGTAGACTCAGTGCCTGTGGGGTAAAGACGGGTTTTAAAGGAAACCACCGCCTCACCCAAAGTCTGCTCATCTGGCACAACTTGGCGCACAGACATGATGTTGTCGCCATTGCCAATCTGTATCGGGCCAGACTCAGCAAACAGTGTTGCGCCATCATAGTCAAACCCGACCTCATGCTCGTTGACTTCGCCAGCCGCATCGACCATCAGTGGCAGCGTGAAAACGCCAGCGTCAGTACCTGATAACCGCGCCAATGTCCCAATGTTCCAGTGATTTTCGCGGTAGTTAAAGGTCACATACGAATCATTCTCGATGCCTGCACTGCTGGGGTAAAACCACCAAATCTCACCGAACTTGGAATTGTGGACCGCATGGACCTTTGACCGCTGGTCCAAATTTATATTGCTAAAAACAAAGTCTGAGACATCGCAGGGTAAAGGCTTGGCATAGCCGTCATAAATCCAAAAGCCTGACTTACTCATCCAAATGGCTGCCGTATCGATGGCGGCCACCGCTTGAGCCGAAATGAGACCGCAGCCAGAGCCAGCCTTCTCAAAGCCATAAATGAATGGTGCGCCAACGTATTGAGCCGTGTGGACATCCACATCTGTAAACAATAAATTGATACCCTTGACACGTTTACCAGCCATCAGACTGCCAGCGGTTGTCAGCTCATAATCGCCTGCTTGGTTGTCGCCTGCCGGTGTCCAAAGGGTATTGTCCTCTTGGTCGCACCACTGCACTTTTCTTGGGTTTCCACCAGCGCCAAGTGCAAACAGGAATCGCTCGGCAGTTACCAAAATGGCAGTGTTGCTCACTGGCGCGTTGGTAATGACCGCAGCCAATGTGGGTGTGGCAAAGCCTAGCTGCCACTCGTAAATCTTGCCATCGTAGTCCGAACACCCGACCAAGTATTCGCCCCAAGTGTCCAGGCTCCAAGTGGTGGCTATGTTTGCCGATCCCGTGTCTGGCCGTGGCACACCATAGGCAAAACTTCCATAAAGGTTTTTGCCATATCCAGTGGTGCTTGTTGCATCAACAAAACCAGGTGTAAATCCAGTTGGTGTGATGTCTTTCAAAACGCCCAGCACATCCATTGCAAAGAGCTTGGAGTGAGTGCCAAGGCCAATGTAAGAGTTGGCATTGTTGTCGCGCCAAGTGATGATTGCCCTGCAAGCGCCCGTCACAGTTGATGCAGACTTTGCCCTCCAGCCATTGACAGGCCGGAGTGTGTTTTCGTACCAGCGCACAAGGTTGGCATCGTTCCACCGGCCAGCAGATTGGTATTCTGTGCCGTTGCGATAAACACCTGGGGGCAGTTTAATGGGTATATACATGGCTAAATTGTAGGTAGATTTGAGACAAAAGACACAGTGACAATGGCTGATGGCACTGCTGGCCGTGTTGGGCTGGTGCTTGTCCCAAAAGCCTCTATGCTTACGCCAGTATTTTCAGTTCTCCACATAATTTCAATGTAATCGTTTGAATTCATACTTACAAAAAAGTTCAATGCAGCAATGATATGGCTAGGGTCGCCAGTGCCTTTTCTTGCTACCAAGTGAAATCTGCTGTTTGAATTGGCAATATTTGTCCCATTTTTGCGAAACCAGATATCCACATCTTGACCATCGTTTGTGGTGTTTTTTAGTTGAATGGAAAACTGCAAGTTCCAGATTCCGGCATCGGCCACAGTGATTCTAGACCCGCTGGCAATAGTCACGCCATTGCTGAAGTCTGTCGTGTTAAATGTGACAGCATAGGCCGTTGTCGTGTTAGCCGCCACCTGGTCGGTAGAGTCTTGAAAAGCCCCGTGGGGGTTGTTCAAAAACTTGCCGCCTTTTGGGCCAAACAAAGCGCCAAGCACACTGATCAGTTTTCTGAAGTACCCGTTCAGCGCCCCATTGTTTTCGGCAAAGTAGCGTTTCTCATAAGCCTCTGGCGCAAAGCCAAGGCTTGGGATTGATGGGACTTCGAGTTGTTGCTTGACATTGGCCATGGGGTAATTATGTCAGGACAGAGAGCGCATGGTTAATGTGTTTGATCCGGTCATCTAGGCCAATAAACCCGCCATTGATCTTTTTGGTCATGGTCCGATAGTCTTGACTGTCTGCATACTGGTTGAGCTTGTGGGTGTCCCAAAACCATCCGGCAGTCAGCGCAGCATACTGGGGCGTGGCCACCAGCTCTGGCTGCATGATCAAATCCACGCCAAGCGCTTTGCCTGCGTGGTGGTAGTTGGCAGAGCCTGTGAGCTGGATGCAGCCTCGGCCAATGAACCGCCAGGCATCCCCACTTGCCTCATCTCGGTTGCCCATCCGGTTTGAGTAAACGACTGTGGCAATGAGCTTTGGATTTCTGGCGCAGGCTTGGGCCTTGGCAGCGTCAAAGCGCTTGGGCCAGAGCTTTTGCAAAGCCTCTGCCCTGTAATTAAGATTTTCTTGCAGCACCTTGAAGTTGCCACACTCATGGCCACACTGGCCAATAAAGGCCGCTTGGCGCAGGGGCGTTGAAATGTCAAAGCGCTGGAATGTCTCGTTAAGCGCATCGACCCACTCTGGGCCAATGTGCAGTTGCTGGAGCTGCTGACTATTGACCATTGACAAGTCTCCTTACTTCTTCGTAGGCGCTGGCGCAGGCGTTGAGCTTGCTGATGGCTTTGTCTCCTTCGGCTGCGATGTCGATAAGAGCTGCAATAGTCTGTCGCTCAGATTCGCTTGCATCGGGCTGGCTGGATTGTGTATTTCCAGTGGCAATGGTGGCACTTGCATTGGCTTGTGGACAACTTGGGGCTGGGAGGCGCAGCCGACCAGTCCTAGCAAGCTCATGCATAGCAGACTGTTTTTTCTTGACATCATCTTGGGCCTTTCTGAGTTTTGTTTCCTGATCTTGCAGTTTCTCGCCAAGCTCTTTCTCTTTGGCTCTGGCTTCATCATTCTTTTGGGCAATGGCAATCTTCATGTCATTGTCGCGCTCTAGCCACCCGTAGTGGTGGCCCGCTCGGTATGTGCCAAATAATGAGACCAAGACACCAACAATGAGCCAGGGTAAGGGTATTGGTAACATTACTCTGCCTCTTCTCTGGCCTGCGCCAGCTGTTCGCGCTCATGGTCATCCTCAAGATGGTCCGGTGGCGTGTCTGGTGGTGGACCAGGTGTCCAAGACTCGTCTAGTTGTGGATTGGTCCAAGTTGGCATGGCCCCAAAGGCTTGGCCAGGAATATTGTGAGTGTTTGATGTAAACCCGTGGTTGTTGCTGTAACCATACTGGCCCTGCATAGGCTGACACATCGGCTGCTGGCCCATGGGTGGTGTCGGATTCATTCTTTCGGCAAACGATTTAGCACCTTTGTTAATGGCAAACATTCCGATCAATGTGCTGATACTTCCAACCAATAAAAGCACAACGTCGTTCAAGAGCTTGGTAAAAGCCTGGTCTATCGGCGCCATAGTTTTGATTGGCTGTGTTATGAAAATGACAGAATAGAGCATTGAAAACACTGTGAAGCCAAAGACAAGCATGACAACAACCACTGCAAAAAGCCACGCATAAACTTTTATAAGTTCAATAGTTTCCTCAGTGCTTTTAACTTCAGAAAGTTTCATTTTTTGGCTTCCTCTTGTGGCTGGACATCACCAATCTTTTTATCCAAGATTGGTGCTACCAAGTATTCTGGGCAAGTCTGGGTAAACAGACATCTAGGCTTTTGACACTCAGTCGCATGAAAATTGTCAGGGTTCTGGCACTTATAGCGATACTTTTCTTCGCAGCCAGTTAGCAGTAAAAGAAGCAGTAGATATCTCATTTGCCTAATCCTATTCTACCCAGCAGTAAATTAACGATCCGGTCGGAGAGGTCATCCGGCAAAAATTTGAGCAGCCCAAGACACCATAAAGCCACACATCCATAAACGAATATCTTGAGGCATAGGTCAAAGGTCTTTTGATACTCATTCATTTATCAGCCTTGGATAAACAACTATCCAAAAGAGATAGTTAACAGGTACAGCAGACCAAAGAACTATATCAAGCCAAGTCATCTTCCGCACCTTCTGGTAGTTGCACAAAATTCCATTAACTCATTCACGCCAACAAAGACTAGAAACAGAACAAAGAAGACCCCACCTATTGCCAAACCAATCTCTAGTTGTTCTTGCTCTTTTTCTTTGGCTTCTTTTTCGGCCTTCTTTAATGCACTTATCTCTTTGGCATCTGCCAAGTCCATCTCGGCCTGCCTGGCTTTGATCTTGTTCCAGACATCGATCTTGCCGGTCTGCATGAAAAGCATTTTTAGCTCTTCCTCAAATGCTCTGGCCTGTTCCAAGGCCATCTCGATCTGGAGAGCCGTTCCCATGTTTGAGCCTTTGCCAGACTGCTTGGCTTGCAGCATGGCCTTAGTGGCCACAGACTTGGCATCAAACATCTTGCCAATCATTGGCGCGAGTGAGCCTAAGTCTTGGGCAACACCTGCTGCCTTCTTGACCATGCTGATGGCGCTTTGTATCCCCGCTAGGGCTGTGATTGGATCGATCATTTCTTTTCTACCTTTTTCCATTCAAGGCAAACAACCCTCCTATTGTAAACATCACCGGTCCATGACCACCTGATGCATCTATATTCGGCAACGGCTGCTAGTAAGACCAGAGCATAAATCATGGCCAAAACAAAATGATGACAAAAAACGACCAAACAATGGTCAGGACAAGCAAGGCCGCAGCAATGATTGCTACGGCCCAGTCTTTCATAGCCCGAAAATCTTCTTAACGAATTCGGCAGCCACCCCTGGTCCAAACAACACAGCAATGATCACCGCATAGAGAAGATATTCAATCTTCGTCATGCGCTTGTCGCCATCGCGCAGTGACTTGTCGATGTTGTTGTATCTTTCTAAGCAGATCGCTTCATGCACGGCAAGCCTTTTGTCAACATCGGCATCCATGATTCATCTTATGGCGCGTCTGGCCATGTGATGGTCCAAGGGAATCCAGACTGGCCTGTTACATCACGCAGTGCCTGGCGGTAAGTTGCCCAGGCTGCATCCAATGTGGTTGCAGTCTCAGCAGCTTTAATCACGCGCCAGTCGCATTCGGCCAGCTTGGTGTCGCGTGTGGAGCGCACAGACTTGGCTTGCTCTGTATCTTTGGCGGCCTTATATTCCGCTTCATTCTCAGCCGCTGTTTTAGCAGGGGTTTCGTCTGTGGCTTCTGTATCTACAAACACAGGGCCAAGGATGTACTTTGTGTACCACTTACCATCAACTTGCTCAACACCAGAGGCTTGAGAGTATTGGTAAACAGTACCTCCTGTAGCTTGTGCGCCTTCAAAGACTACATCAGCACCCAAAGCAGTTAAGACTTCAGTTGTTGTTATGTCCCATGATGGGCCACCATTGGCTTTTGTGTATGCACGAAATTCTGCTTCGTACATGACTTGCCCATTATTTGTTCTGATTTGCATGATGTTCCTTATGCGATTGCCAAGAAGATGAATGTGCCACCACTTGCATTGATAGCGGCTGGCGCAGTTGAACTAATCTCAAACCCTGCGCTATAGGTGTCAATGTAGTCGGTGTTTGTTACTTCAGCGTTTGTAAGATTTAAACGTAAGTAAGGGTCATTACCACTTACGATTCCTCGTGCTGTATCCCACACATACCAATCACCAGTTGAGTCTGTACGCTTAATCATTACAAACCTAGCACCGCCTGTGAAGCCACAATCAATTTGCTTTGTAGTAGCTGTGCCTGTGTATGAACCAACTTTGCTGACCCCAGCACAAGTGGCAAATAGGTATGCAACATATGTAGCTCCAGAGCCATTCATATACGTGCCAGTTCCAACAGTAAACACGCTGCTTGTTGGGCTAGTATCGTTCCAAGCAGAACTATCTACATAAAACTGTCCAGCATCATTTAAAAGCCCATACGATGTGTTTCCAATCCCTGCTGCATAGACCGCCCAATCGTAAGTGTTGCTCCTAGATTTGGTAATCATTAACTCTGGTGCAACACCTAAATTATGGGTCACAGTTCTGTTAGCTCCTGTCCCTGTATAGCAACAAACATCAAAGAAGCTAGGGGCACGTTTGAAGTTCCAAGTTACAAAAGTATCTGGACTTGTATTGGAAAATGCATCGCCCGCACTCCATGTTACTTTTGTATTGCTATCAACTAACCATTGATTTGTGGAAAAGGCAGTTCCCTCTGCGGCGGTTGAATCAGTAAAAAGGTAGGGCCGTGGGCCTCTTAATCTATCCCATACTTCGTGAGAGGCGGTATCATTTCTTTTACCTACCCATGTTGAATCAACTGGAAAGTTAGTTGTGTAATTTGTTCCAGCCCCTGCGCCAGTGTACGCATTAGGACTAAACACACTCGTCCCACTTGTAGGCACTTTCATTGGGCCTCTACGAATGGCTATGTAGATGTAGGTAGAGCCGCTGGCGTTAACGAATGACCCAGTAGATGTTGGCTGAAATCCAGTAGCGTTAACAGAAAGCAAATCAATCGAGGCTTCGGCATCAGATGTGTTTGGCTCAAGCCTTTGGTCAGCCCCTCCAGTGGCAATTCCACGCATTGTGTCCCAGATGTTCCAATCATTTACACCTGATGATTGTTTAATTAACAACCACTGTGGTTCGTATCCAAGGTTTATCTCTGGCCCAGTTGCAGAGCCATTGCCCGTATAAGACCCACACGAAATCACATTGTCTGTACCAGTTAGGCCAAAGCCTCCTGCGTTGTGGGCGAATAGGTAGGCTACGTATGTTTGCCCATCTGTATTGACGTTATCAGCACTTCCTACTGTAAACACTGTACTTGTTGGTCTAATTACAGAAGTATCGTCTCCAAACATTAAAGCTGTTGTTGATTCTGAATAGGCAGCATTAGTGCGTTCTAAATACAAAAGGTTTGTATCTTTATGCAACGTAGCCCATAAACCAGAGCCACTTGTTTTCTTTACGACTACCCAACCAGGAACAGAGCCTAAATTGTGTGCAATTTGCCTACCAGCAACGCCATTTCCAGTGTAGGTTAAAACATCAAAAAACTTTGGTTGCTTGCGGAATGTCCATGAGACGTATGTTTTTGCAGATTCATTTAGTTCCGCATAACCACCGCCTGTATATCCAAGCCTATAACCATTTGCGTTAAATTGCTCAAGTGCTCCAGACGTTGCTCCTTGAGCGTCTGTTGTGTTTGTCGTAAGTTTCTTCTCTACGCCTCTTGCGGTATCAAAAAGCCAATGGTCATATGCGGCATTTCGACTTTTAGTCCAAACCAATCCACCTTTAGTAGATAAATCAATTTCGTTGGTGATGGTTTGTGTATTGCCAGTTCCATTGTACAAAAAGCACGAGAAAACTTCTTCAATGTAGCTAGGCACAACAGGAACACCACCACCAAAGGCATCGTAACTAGCCGCACCAGAAGTTGCTTGTAATGGCATGGTTTAAGCCTTAAATTGTGTGTTGCTTGCCAAGACTGTGAAAGTTGCATCCGAAACTTTAACAATTAAATAGCGGTAACTATCAATGCCACTTGCATTACCAGCAGTAGGCGCACCACCTAGCCACCTAGTAGTGACACCTGATGTAGTGCCATCCACTTGCACAGCAGAGTTATAGTAAGCAGTAGCACCTTGAGTAACTAAGAAAGCCACAGTCATTGATTGACCTGTACTCATCAAAGTATCTAGTGATGTACCGCTAGAGCCTCTGAAGTTAACTGTCCAGTTAGCACTTGCGTTACTTGTGTAGTACAAGACTGACTGAGTGGTAATGTCGTAATTTATAGTGCCAGTAGCCGCAGTTGCTGATACTGTTGCCACCTCAGCCGCATCGTTAAGAACAATGGCAGTCGCTGATGAAGTACCTGTAAAGGTTTGTGTGCCAGTAAAGCTGTTAGCAACATTCGTAACAGGAATATTAGCCGCGGCCAAAGTGGTTTGACCTGTGCCACCATTGGCAATAGCAAGTGTTCCTGTTACACCAGTTGACAGAGGCAGTCCTGTGGCATTAGTTAAAGTGCCACTAGATGGTGTTCCTAATGCGCCACCAGGGACAACATAGTCTGTACCCGCAGTAGCAGCAGAAATTGCAGTGCCATTACCTTTTAAAACACCCGTAATGGATGTTGACAAAGTAATGGCTGGCGTTGATGTAGCAGTTGCTACTGTTCCCGCAAAACCATTGGCAGATTCCACACTCACACTGGTAACTGAGCCAGCGCCTGGGCCTGTGAATGCAATTTGAATAGACCCAGCGCCTGGTGTGATGGTCACGCCAGACCCAGCAGTCAAAGATGCCTTGGTCAAAGTATTGCCGGTGCTGTTACCAATCAGCAGCTGGCCATCGGTATAGCTTGTCTGGCCAGTGCCGCCATTGGCCACTGCCAGTGTCCCAGTCACTCCAGTGGCCAAAGCCACTCCTGTCGCTGATCCTGTGCCGCCATTGGCCACTGGCAACAAACCAGTTACACCAGTGGCCAAAGGCAGCCCCGTGGCATTGGTCAGCACAGCCGCAGATGGTGTTCCAAGCGCTGGTGTCACCAAAGTTGGTGAATTGGTAAATACCAAATTGCCAGTACCTGTTTCATCTGTAACAGCAGAAGCCAAATTAGCAGATGATGGGGTCGCCAAGAAAGTGGCTATGCCAGCACCCAGCCCACTCACGCCAGTTGAAATTGGCAAGCCTGTGGCATTGGTCAGCGTTACTGATGTTGGAGTGCCTAAAACTGGCGTGACAAGTGTAGGGCTAGTAGACAACACATTGTTGCCTGTACCTGTGCTTGTGCCAACACCCGTGCCGCCCTTTGTCACTTTTAACAGTGGGCCAGCATCAAACAATGCATCAATTAAATCAAGGTCAGCATTGACCTTAGTACCCCAGGTGTTTGAGCTTGCGCCAACTTCTGGCTTGGTCAGCAATAGATTTGTGGTGGTGGTATCTGCCATTTTTAGTCCTTAACCAAATGTTTTTGCGCGGGTCAACAAATTGCCGCCAGAAGTTGAACCTCGGTCATCGGCCACTTGCAAGTCGTTTAATGCGCGCTCATAAAGAGTCGCCCATACTTGAATTCTCGCATCATCTTGCAAGTATGGGGCGGCCTGCAATAGCGCTCCATAAAGATATATGTCAGGGCTTGATGTCAAAATAAAATTGGTTGCAACACTTGCAGACAGTTTATTTAAATTTGCAAAGTAGACAATTTCGGCTGTATAGCTTGCGTCTGGTGTTGGCACAAAACGAAATTGAGTGCCGACCACACCAAAAAACTTTGGCCTGCCGCTGGCCGTAAATTTTGTTGATTCCTCATCCAAGGCATCCATTGTCATAAAAGACAAAGGGGTGATTGGGTTTGTGCTGGTCAATTTAAATGCTTTGACTTCTAAAAAGTCAGCAGGCGTTGACTCAAACTCTCCATCCACTGTCAAATTTGACCTGGTCAGCATCTGCCTAGTGCGCAGTGTTCTTTCGATTTGTGCTTCGGCCAGAGAGATAAAGTCGGGAATGGTGGTCGTCAGGTCCGACCGATTAAGCCAGTCACCAATGGATGTCTTCAGTTCTGTATAGGTTGTCAGTGCCATTATTGGGCCTCTTTTTCCATTTCCTCTTTCACAATCCAAGTGTGTTCATGGCGAAATTCAAATGTGCCAATGTGGCCAATTTCCTTTGAGACATCATGGTCGATGTAGACTTTGTAACCAAGCTCTTGCGCTTTCTTACAAAAGAACACATCTTCACCCATGTAGCCCCGTGTGGTCTGCCATGGCATATCAAACCACGGCTCGCTCATGCCCTCAAACACCTCGCGCTTGATCAGCATTATGCCCGTTCCAATGCTTCCCACCTCTTCCAATCCGGTGGATTCTGGCATTGTGTATACCGCCTGGCGCTTGCCTTCAGCGTCATAGTTTTGGGCAGTTGGGCCGGTGGGCATTCTGCGTCTGGCACAGTTGGCAGCCACAATCTCTTTGTCGTGCTTGAGTAGTCTTTGGACCATGTCTTGTGGAAACGTCATGTCCGAGTCAATGAAAAGGATATGGGTGCATCCTTCAGCCATTGCATCCAAGCAAAGGTCAGCCCTTTGGTTTTGGATAATTGTGCCTTGCATCAATTTCAGACTGATAGCGTCTGTGGTGTTGAGCGTGTGATAGGCCACCATATTCACCATGCAATAGGTGTAATTGGTGTGGACCTGATCACGGGCCGGTGTGCAGACTGCAATGTAGTTCATACTTTTCCAGGTCTTGTTCTAAAAAATTGGTTGTCGGAGTCGTTGAGCCAGCGCTTCATATATTCTTGGTCATCGATCTTGCCCTCGGCCTTCATCTTGTAATAAAGGGATTCTGGGATGGATGCCACCAAGTGCCATTCACCAGTCCAGTTGGCTTTCTCATCCACAGCGTTATAAATGGCCTTGTTGGCCTCAATCACCGCTGTGACATCTTGTTGGGTCTCAATGGTCACATCGCCAGTTTCAGCATTCTCATGCCAAATGCGTTTAATGCCTTGATCTTTGTTTTCGCTAAATAGTCTTTTGTGAATCATGTTAAAAAAAGGGCCAAGTTTCCCTGGCCCTTTCAGTTTACCTTCCGATTAGGAAGTAATCAGGTCTGCTGCCAAACCATGGGCATTTTCAGCCAACACTTTGTGACCCCATTCCACGATCAGCATACGCTTTTCAGCATCGCCAGTCTTGGCCAATTCGACTTGCTGGTAAGGGCGCAGCACTGTCATCTTGGCGTAATCGGGATCAAGAACCCATGCATCGCGCTCACGCTGGAAGCGGTTTGCAATCACTTGCACATTGCCGAAATCACTGCATCAATGTTAAATGAGATTCGCTACCCTCTCATCCCTCTTTCGAGGCTACCAGTTACCTGGTAGATCAGACTATCTCTTCACCCTCACTGTGAGGGGCTGGGCACTTCGGACCGCTTGGTCCTACGAGGCTCTCACCTCTAGTCGTTACACCTTCCGATTTCTCGGCTTGGCTCGGTATTGTCCTCTGTCCGGCCTGACAGTTAGGAGGTTCACCGAATTCACCCAGTTACAAATAAGCATTACTGCTTATCGACGCCATCAATTAACGTAGATATCAACCGCACCAATTAA